AGGTATGTAATTATCTTTCGTTTTGAATCAAAAACAACGCATTTAACCCCAATTTGACAACTAATTTGTAAATAATATTACAAAGACATATCCATTAATTGTATATCACAATTATAACACTTAATATTAAGGAGTTCTTATGAACAAGTACGAACAGTTAGTTGAATTCATCATTAATGATGAAACCGACAAGGCCCGCGAATTGTTCCACAACATTGTTGTAGAAAAATCACGTGACATTTATGAAAGCCTAATCGATGAAAACGATTTGAATGAAGTTGGCGGTAACGAAGTTGAAGATCTAGTAGACGAAGTTAGCCACGACGAAGAAGGTCTAAGCGAAGAAGAAGACATGATGGACATAGACGACGAAGATTCTGATTCTATGGACTTTGATGACAGTGGTGACTTAGACGACCACGAAGAAGAGCACGGTGATGTTGAAGATCGCGTACAAGATCTAGAGTCAGCACTTGATGAACTTAAAGCAGAATTCGATGCTTTAATGGCAGGTGAAGAGCAAGAAGAAGAACAATTCCCAGGCATTCACGGTGATGACAACATGGATGATGACAACATGGGTGAACAACAATTCATGGAAGCTGAATCAGATGAAGAAGATGAAGAAGATGAAGTTGATGAATCAATTGTTCGCGAATACGTAGAAAGAGTTGGTGAAACAAATCAAAAAGCAGAAGGTGGAGAAGTTGGTGTAGGTAAACGTGCAAGCGTTAACGCTAAGTCTACTGTAGCTGGTAAAAACGATATGGGCGGTACAGCTGCTAATATTGTAACAGGTAAAGGCGCTACAGCTAACCAAGACGGTAATCGCCCTGCAGCTAGCGAAAAACCAAAAGGCACATTAGTAAATAATCCATTAAACAAACCTGGTGCTAGAGCAGGTAATGCTTTTGCTAAGAAAGAAACAGGTAAAACAGGTGAAGGTCAAACAACAGGTAAAGCTGTTGGTGGCGTAAACACAAAAAGCCCGTTAGCACGTTAATAGGAAAAGTCAATGGCTTTATATCTTAAAGAAAATTTAACATTTGATGCAGCTAGAATGGAAGTGTTGTTAGAAGACGACGCTTCCGGCCGCGGCGGCAAAACATGTTACATGAAAGGTATATTCATTCAAGGTGGTGTTAAAAATCACAATGAACGTGTATATCCAGTTAATGAGATTTCTAAAGCCGTTACAGCTATTAATGAACAAATCAAAGGTGGTTACAGCGTTTTAGGCGAAGTGGATCACCCCGATGATTTGAAAATTAATCTAGACCGTGTTAGTCACATGATTACAGATATGTGGATGGACGGTCCTAACGGTTTCGGCAAATTAAAAATATTACCTACTCCAATGGGTCAGTTAGTTCAGACTATGTTGGATTCTGGTGTAAAACTTGGTGTTAGCTCTCGTGGCTCCGGCAACGTAGAAGGTGACGGCAAAGTAAGTGACTTTGAAATAGTCACTGTAGATGTAGTTGCGCAACCTAGTGCTCCTAATGCATATCCAACAGCGATTTACGAAGGACTGATGAATATGCGTGGTGGCGAAAAGGTATTCGAAATGGCAAAAGAAGCCAGCGCAGATCAAAGAGTACAGAAGTATTTGAAAGAGCAAGTTACACGCTTGATCAAAGATCTAAAAATTAAATAGGAGATCGTAATGTTAGATGCTATCAAACCATTGTTAGATAGTGGCATCATTAATGAAGCTACTCAAACTGCTATTACAGAAGCTTGGGAAACACAAATTAATGAAGCACGTGAAGTTGTTCGCGCTGAATTGCGCGAAGAGTTCGCTCGCCGCTATGAACACGATAAAAATGTAATGGTTGAAGCTCTAGACAAAATGGTTACTGAATCACTTACCGCTGAACTTACTGAGTTCGCCGATGAGAAACAAGCTCTTGCAGAAGACCGTGTGAAATTTAAACGTCATATGGTTGAAAGTACAGGTAAATTTAATAGTTTTATGACTAGTAAATTAGCTGAAGAAATCAAAGAATTACGTGCTGATCGCAAAATTCAAAACGAAGCAACCGCTAAGTTAGAAAAATTTGTTATTCGTGCGTTAGCTGAAGAAATCAAAGAGTTTGAACAAGACAAACGTGATGTTGTTGAAACTAAAGTTAAACTTGTAGCTGAAGCTAAAAATAAATTAGCAGATCTACAAACAGCTTTTGTTAAACGCAGTGCTGGTCTTGTAAAAGAAGCAGTAGCAAAAAATCTAGGCTCAGAGTTAGCTCAACTTAAAGAAGACATCCAAATGGCTCGTGAGAACATGTTTGGTCGTCGCTTATTTGAAGCATTTGCAAATGAATTTGCTGTCACTCACTTAAATGAGAACAAAGAATTCGCAAAACTTAAAGCAGAATTAGCAACGAAAGACGCTATGATAGCTGAAAGTCAACAGGCAATTGCAGAAAAAGAAGCTCTTGTTGAGTCTAAAGAACGTGAAGTTCGAGTAATCAAAGAAAGTGTTAGCCGTAAGGAAACACTAAATGGATTATTGAGTACGTTGAATAAAGAGAAAGCAAGTGTAATGTCTAGCTTACTCGAAGGTGTGCAAACTGAAAAACTTCAAAATGCATACGACAAGTATCTGCCAGCAGTTCTAAATAATGCTCCAGCAAAAACACAAACGACTGAAAAGTCAGTGCTTGCTGAATCACGTGTAGAAGTAACTGGTGATAAATCTGCTAAAGCAAACGTTACCGAGTCCGACAACAACGTTGTTGAAATTCGTCGTTTAGCAGGGCTAAAGTAATAAACTTTTTTAAAGGAAAATAAAGAAATGACAACCCAACTATTAGAAGGCCGTTGGAACGAGACCAAAGACGCCCTGTTAGAAGGTCTACAAGGTTCGAAAAGAACTACAATGGCTATTATCTTAGAAAATACTAAGAAACACTTGATGGAAACTGCATCTGGCGGCGCAACTGCTGTTGGTAACGTAGCTACATTAAACCGCGTTATTCTTCCAGTAATCCGTCGTGTAATGCCGACAGTTATTGCAAACGAAATCGTTGGTGTACAACCAATGACTGGCCCAGTGGCACAAATTCACACTCTACGTGTACGTTATGCTGATGCAGTTTCTGCAACCAGCGGTGACAGCACAACACCAGGTGATGAAGCATTGAGCCCATTTAAGATCGCTACTGCATACTCTGGTACAACAGCTGGTAAAGCTGCTTCAACAAGCACTTTAGAAGGCACACCAGGTAACCGTATTAACGTTCAAATCTTGAAACAAGTTGTTGAAGCTAAAACACGTAAATTGTCTGCACGTTGGACATTTGAAGCTGCGCAAGATGCACAATCTATGCACGGTTTAGATGTTGAAGCAGAAATCATGGCAGCTTTAGCACAAGAAATCACAGTTGAAATCGACCAAGAGATCTTAGCAAGTCTACGTTCATTGGCTGGTAATTCATTCAACTACAACCAATCAACAGTAAGTGGTACAGCTACATTCGTAGGTGATGAACACGCAGCATTAGCAGTTGTTATCAACCGCGCTGCTAACTTAATCGCTCAACGTACACGTCGCGGTGCAGCTAACTGGGCAGTTGTAAGTTCAGAAGCGTTAACAGTGTTACAATCTGCAACTACTTCAGCTTTTGCTCGTAGTACAGAAGGTACATTCGAAGCTCCGACAAACACTAAATTTGTTGGTACTTTAAACAATGCTATGAAGATCTATGTTGACAGCTATGCTAACACAGGTACTTCAGTATTAGTAGGTTACAAAGGTTCTAGCGAAGCTGATGCAGCTGCGTTCTACTGCCCATACGTGCCTCTAATGAGCTCTGGCGTTGTATTAGATCCAGCTACTTTCGAACCAGTAGTTGGCTTTATGACACGTTATGGCTACGCTGAGTTAACAAACACTGCTTCATCTCTAGGTAACGCAGCTGATTACTTAGAAACAATTGGTGTTTCTAACCTATCATTCCAATAAGATTAACTTCTTAGAGGTAACGATAAGAAAAGCCCCGCAAGGGGCTTTTTGTTGGCTATAACTATTAAAAACGATAAATACTAGAGTTCGCTCTTGAATGAGAGTTTATGCGGTCCCAACCGCGTAGATTGTAGAACAATTAAATATATAAGGAGAAAACAAATGGGACGTCCTATTAAGAAAAAGTTTTTTGGTTCAGATAATGTTAATGATGGTTTAACATACAGTGCTGCAGGTGGTGAAGGTATTTCGAGTATTACTTACACAAACCGTGGTACAAACTACTCACAAGGTTTAACAGCTACAGTGGCACTTAGCCCAATCGGTGGCACAGTTGCCAGAGTGACAGTCGATGCAGTTAGTACAGCTAACGGTCGTATCGATACAGCTAGTGTTACAACAGCAGGTACTGGTTACACAACTGCACCGGTAATTACCTTAGTTAAACCGGCTAACGTAGTAGTCACAGGCGGAGCAATTAGTGGTTCAAATGTACTAACAGTTTCAACTACTGTAGGTTTATTTGTCGGTATGGCCGCAAATACAGCATTTGCAGCAACTACTACAATCACAGCTATCGGCACAGGTAATGTTACAATGAGTGCCGCTAATACCAGCGCAACAAGTACAACATTAATTAGCTTTGGTGATATTGGATCTGCAGGTTCATTAACAGCAGTATTAGCAGCTTCAACAGTTACAGCTAACACAATCCGTGCTAACGCACGGATTACCGGTGGCACAATTGGTAAACAAGCTGATATCGTTAGTCAACGCAGTTCACGTCGTTATCGCGTAACTAATGCTGATGGTACTGATGTAGTTCGTTTAGTTCCAACAGGTGTTAACGGTGTTAACAGCCCAACAGTAGCGCAAGTTGTTGCTGCAGGTGGCCCAACAGCCGCAGGCGAAATGACACTAACAGCGTTTGATTCTGACAACGGTAGTTATGTAGTCGGTAAACTTGAATCACGTACAGCATTGTTATTCCCAGCAGATATTGATGGATACACAGCAGGTACACAATTTGCTGCAAACAGCCACGCAAGATGGA